TGCCGCTAAGGTCTAAAAGCGCGGTTGTGTTTGCACCTGTTACGGAGTATGTAGCGGTGAGCGCGGAGGTGTTTGCAGCGGCGGTTATTGTTTGGCCTGCTGTAAAGTTGTTATCTGCATTGCTGCCCCCCCCGCCACTGGTAAGCGTCTGCGCCACCCAAGCCGTCCCGTTCCAGGTAGGAACTTGGTTGAGCGCGGCTCCACTTTGCGCGAGGTCGCCCAGGGAGTGCGTGTGCGATGTCGGAGTGCGAGGGTCACTGAGGCGCGAGTCATTGCCCGCAGCGACCGTGCCTGCCGATGTCCCGACGTGGAGCGTGGCGGCTTCGCCAAGGCCGAGCGTCGTGCGTTGCGCGGCGGCGTCTGCGTCGTCGAGGAGCGATTTGCCCGCTGCCGTCACGTCTCCGCCCATTTTGGCAAGCGTCACTGCTGAGTTGTCGATTGTCCAGGTGGCTCCGGAGGCGGAGACGGTGATGTCGCCCTTGTCGCCATCTGTGATCCCACCGCCGCCTCCGCCACTGCTTGGCGTCTGGGGGACATACTCGTCGATGGAGGACGAGTAAACCAGCGTCTGCCCATTTGCGGGTTTTGCACCCGAGACAGGCGTGCCGTTGATCTTCAGCGCGTCCGCCGTTCCCGAATCAGGATAGAGGGGCGAGGTGGAAAATCCCATGTTTTAGATGTAGAGCGCGGTCATGTGCAGGTTTGCCGAGCCGAGAGTCTTGGTCGGTCCGGTCGTGGAGTTGGTCACCGCGATGCCAACGGAGAGTGGGATGCCCACAAGCCCCGCATTGAAGGAAAAGGTTGTCTGTGCGGGAACTGCCAGCACCATCACTGGCACAGCGCCATCGGCCGGGATCGCGGCCGAGTTGAAGAGGTGGATGAATTGCGCAGGCCCCGAGTTGTAGCCCGAGATGGAATAGAGCGTGCCAGCCGAGTTCTTAAATACGCGGCCACTCTCGTAGGCTGTGCTATTTCCCAGCAGGACGGCGGAAGGCGTCACCGGCAGGGGCGTGCCGAAGGCGGAGCCTTGCACGGTCAACACATCCGCGCTTGGCGTGCCAGCCGTTCCCAAGGCAGGTTGCTTGGCAGCAGTGGCCGCACCGGCAGGCAGGGCGGAGCTGGAAACAACCACCGCGCCGGTATTACAAGCCGTCACCTTGCCGTCGAGGCTGCTCAGGCGTGTGGTCTGCATGGTCTGAGCGGCTTCCGTGGCAGGAGCGGCGATGATTTTGGCCAAGATCGCGGCCGAGGTCGTTTCCGTGGCAGCGCCGGCGGGAAGAGTGGAGGATTTCACGACGACGCCGTTGGTCGTGCCAGGGGTCGCCTGATCGATGGAAACCGTGCCGATTGAGACCGTGCCGGAAAAGGCCAGTCCGACATCGAGTTTACCTTCGGGGGTGACAGCGACTGGGCGCACAATGCCGGACGCATCACGGCCAGCAATGAGGGAGGTGGGGGAGTTCATGGGTTAATTATAGGTAGGGGTTGTCAAGGGGTGTTATTGGAAGCTGGCGCTGTAGCGGCGCACCTCGCCTTTGCGTAGCCAGGCGTCGTCCATGCGTTGTTGCAGGATGCCTTCGGCGCGGGAGAACTGGTAGTTTGCTTTGTCCATCTGGCCGTCCTCAGAAAGCGTCTCGGCGAGAGCGTGGAACTTGAGGTAGTCGGCGAGGAATGCCGGGATGCGGTGGCGTAGCCAGAACTCCTCATTCGTCGGGAGATTGCCGGTTGTATCGGAGATGGCCTCGTAGCAATCGCCGGTGGTGTTGTAGTAAACGAGATCGCCCGCTGCGTAAGCGGTAGAGGCGTTGAAAGCGGTCGAAGTGAAGCGGGGCTGAGGCAGTGAGAACTCGACCCAGACTTGTCCGGAGATGTAGTCCGTATCGGTAATGAGGATGCGGTCTTCGGTGACGACGAAGGAAAGGGATTTTGTGATGCGGCCCTCGTCGGGCTTGATGTCGTAAACCTTCAGCACATTTCCAATGGCCTTTATGCCGGGAGCCAGCAGCGGGATGTAGGGGATGAACTCCTCTGCAGGCGCATTGGCGCTGGTCTCGATGTATGTCGCCGTCGCGCGGTCGTTCCACGCGACATCCACAGCGGTGTCGATATTCAGCACAGCGCCCGCTGCGGTCGTGGTGACGCGCTTGATGCGCCACACAGGGTCCGCAAATTGCGAGCCCTGCAAGGCACGGCCGATGTAGGAGGTCGTGCCGACATAATCCGACTCGTAGGTATAAAGCCCCGGCGCGTAGAGATCATCCTCGCCCACCGGCGTGCGGGCCTCGGTCAAGTAAACCTCGGGCCAATCGAAAAAAGTCCATGCGGTCGCGGCGGCGGTGGTGAGATACTCCGCGAGCGCCGTGGCCTGCGAGGCCATGAGCGGCTGGTCGGGGTCGATGCCCATGCGGGAGACCACGCCATCGCGGACGGTGCGGTAGGGCGTGGCCTTCATTGCGGGCCTCCTTGTTGCAACGCTGGCAGCGTGCCTTGGCGGCCTATCTGGGCGTTTTGTTGTTGCTGCATCTGGAAGTTGAAGCCCTTCATGCGGGCCTCGATCATGCTGCGGAAAATCTCGTCTTGCTGGAGGCGTTGTTGCAGAGCGGGGTTGGCTTGGATGATGCCTTGGAGGACTTGGGCGCGGAGCTGGTGGTTTTGGCCTTCGCCTGGGAGTTCCGGCTCGGTGCCTGCGGCGATCTTGGTAAAGGCAAGTTGCTCTTCGTTGGACTCGATGGCGGCAGCAGGGCCGGGGTCGCGCACCAAAATATCGGCGAGGTTTGGATCCACGGCGGCCATGATGAATTTGACGAGCCCGGCGCGGTCGATGACACCGGCGACATCCATCGGCACGATGGCTTGGGAGATGTAGTTGAGCTTCACGCCGAGGGCTTCGGCGTCGAGGTTCTTGGCGTCCCAATCAATGATGAGGTCGAACTTGCCTTGGATGCTTTCGCGGTCGGCTTGGAAGGGGAGAGCCTGCCCGCCGGAGACGCGGAGAATTTGCACCGGCAGCATGTATTGCTGCATGAGCTGGTAGGTCTGCGTGACGATGGCTTTAAAGTCGCGGAGCCAGCGGTCCACCGTGTGCTGGGTGACGAGGGCGACATAGTTGGGATCGACCCCCTCGCCTGCCATGCCGAAATATTCGTTCACATCGCGGCGCACGGCGCGTTCGATCTCGATGGTGCCTTGGTCGAACGGCGGCGGCTGCATCCAGCCAAACTCATTCGGGCGGCGTTCTGGGATTTGCACGGCTGGGCCGAGCACGATGTCAAGTTTCCCCCTATTGCTCGGTATGCGCATTGGGGGAAGTATGGCGATACCGGCGCGATCAGTGCGGTAGTCCCGCTGGGTTTTGATTTCGGCCTGCATCGTCGAAACGATTTCGGGGATGCCTCGGGCTTCCAAGATGCACCGACTCACGCGCTCGCGGGCAAGTTCAATGAAGGGATACTCGCCGTGTGAGTAGGGGGAAATCTCCTCCTTGGCGAAGATGTCCACATTCGGGTGCATGACACGGCACATGACTTTGGTCGCGCCGGTCTTCTCGTCAGTCTCCTTGCTGTAAACATGCCAGATTTCCACCAGGTCGCGGTGGTCTTGCCAAAGTATGCTGTCGCGGCGGTTGTGGTTCTGCTGCGAATAGACGGGCCACAGGCTTGCGCCTTTGTAGTTTTCGGCCTTCTCGTAAAACTCTTGGGGGTAGCCTTCGGTAAGCGTGCGTTCCTCCAGCTCCTCGCAAGTGACCATCTCGCGGCGGGCGATCCAGGGGGCTCGTTGCAGGTCGTAGGTGGCAGTGGGAAAAATGATGTCGTTGAAAGGCTCCAACGCCGTCCACTCAGGCTTGCTCTCGAAAATGTATGGCTCGGTGTATTCCACCGTGCCGCCTTCGCGGAGCTTGCGGATATTTGCTGCTGTGCCAGTGCCGGGGGCAAATTGCTCGGCCATTTCGATAGCCACTTCCTCTTGGAGCGGATCGAGGATCGCGCCGATGAGCATGGCGAGGGGGGAGTCGGGGTCGCCCTGCTCTTGGGCCATGAGGATGAGGTCTTCGAGGCTGACGGATTTCTCCTCAATGCGTGTCGTCGTTTTCCAAAACACGCCCATCACAGCGAGGCCGTAGGTGGCGCGGATGTTGAGGGCGAGTTCGAGTTCGCGCCGGAGGTCGGAGGCGCAGTGCGTGAAGAGCATCCACTTCAGCACAGACTCAGCGGCTGTGCGGGACATGGCGTCGGTGGACTCCACCGGCATCATCTGCAGGCGGGCGGCGAAGGTCGAGGTGAGGCAAAGCTGGGTCTCGCGGTTGCAGACCAGATCGGCCAGGCGGATGCGGCTGTCGGCAGCGCCTTCCCAGGGGAAGACATTTTTGCCGTAGTTTGACGCCCACTTGCGGCCATCCGAGGACTGGCCGTCCCAGAGAGACATGCGGGTGTCGTAGTTGCGAGACCGCACGGCGGAGAACCAACTGCCATCGGTGGCGGCTTCGGTGAGCTGGCCTACCCAATACTTCGTGTCGCGTGAGGGCTCGTCGTCGTAGGACTTCATGCGATGAAAGAGTTGCCAGAGGCCGCTTTTAATGCGGTTACGGCCAGCGCGTATGAAATAACTAGGGAAACACACCCCGCCGCAATGCGTGAACTGGCAAAAATTGGTAGCAGGCCACGGAATTGAACCGTGTTCCCGAGGGTATGGGCCTCGTGAGTTGCCGTCTCTCTCGCCTGCATTTTAGAAATATCCATCATGCTGCTTTGAGGCCCGGCATGAGGAGCATGGTCTTGCCTGTGCCGCCGCAGCGCACGACGCACTGGGGGTAATTCCGCTTGAACCATGGGATGAAGTCTGGGTCGTTCCAGCAACCGGGGAGTTGCCAGTTCCAGAAGTGGTAAATCTGAGCGTCGATGGAGAGAGTCAAAGCGCCTACGCCCTCGATGGCGCGGAGGTCTTGCTTGGCGTGGTCGGCGGCGATGAGGTGCTGGCGGGCGTCGGCTTGGACGGCCTTGGAGTTCCACTGGGCGAGGAGCTCGTTCTTTACCCCCTCGGCCACTTCGCCGGGGATGTCGCTTAACGCTTCTTTGAGTATTTCCATTATTGAAAAGGGGAGCCCCGGTTGCCGGTGGCCTGTCCTGAGACGAGGGGCCACCGGCAAGGGCTGGGGGGCGGGATTACGCGGTAGCCGCGAATTTTCCGAGAACCTGCGGGTTCGAGACCGCTACGCCGAAGATGGCGTCGCAGAAGCCACGGCGGCCCCCGCCACGGTCTTCGAGCTCTTCCATGCGAGGCTTGCGATTGAAGCCGATGGAAACGAGGTCCATATCGAGCACATATCCGCGAGCGGCCGAGACGGCTGCTGCCGCGCCATGGGCGAGGTAGGTGGACACATGAAGGCTCAAAATTCCGAAGTCACCTTCATAAATATCAATCGTGTTCACGATTTTTTTGTCCTCAACATTGCTGTTGAAGGTGCGCACGGTGGACATGACATTCGTCGAGCCAGTCTGAGTGCGGATGAAGTTTGTGAACGCACGCTTGAGGGCGACGCCGCAAACGAGGTCGTAGTTCCGGCGAGCGCGGCGCACGCCGTAGATGGACTGAAGCACATCGATGACATTGTTCTCGGTGAGAGAAGTAGTGGCAGTCGTGTTGATCGAAGCGGCTGGGGTGCGGAACGCGGCGGGAACGGCGGTGGCTGTATCGGCCTGCGCGGTGGCTTTAATCCATTCGCCGATGCCGCGAGTTTTGTATGGGTTTGCGCCGGATTGAACCTGGCTGTCGTTGTCGGAGCCCATGATGGCTTCGATGTCGATCTTTAATTCCACGAGGGCCTTGGCAGCCGCCTTGTTGAAGGCTTGCTTTTTGCCAACACCTGCCAAATCAGAGACTTGCTCCACGAGATCATCGACCTGGAAGCTGCGGCGGGTTTTTTGGATGCGGCCCGAAAGGAGTTCGCGGTTGGCGTGCTGGTCGTCGAAAGAAGAAACATCATCGTTAGCAAGAACGCCTGCGGTTTGCGGGTCGTTGTAGCGGTCGGCGGGCCACTGGAAGAGCACATTGGCTGGCTCCTTGGCTTTTTTGCACATGGAGAACAGGGGGGTGTCGCCGGGTTCGATGAGGACCATCGCGTCGGAAAGATCCTCGCGTTGGCCTTTGACTGTAGTGATGGGGGTAGCTGGCATGGTAGTGGTTTTTGGGGGTTAGAATTTATGGATCAT